GCTTTAGTGGCAGCGTTATTTTGCTTGCAATCAGTATTATTTCACTGTATAACATGGTCAGCCAGATCATTGTGAAATGGCGAAAGAGAAATAACCCCACAGACAAATGAGAACAACCGCATTAGGCATCCTGACAATTGTGGCTACGCTTTCGGGCGTTGGCATCCAAATCCTCAAAGGTGGTGCGCCCGATTTTGTCGGCGCATTCGCAGCCGTGACGGCTGGCATCGGCTTGATCAAGGCCAAAGACGCTAAGTGATCCGCAGAAAGGTATTCACCGTATGCCTAAAAAGATCGCAATTTGTGTAGGGCACAGCCGTTCCGGCGACAAGGGTGCGGTGAATACCAACTGCGTCACAGAGTGGGCGTTCAATAAGCCATTAGCAGAGCGTACAGCGGAACTTCTCCGCGACGCAAAGCACGACGTCAAAGTCTGGTCTCGCTATGAAGGGACTGGATATAGCAGCGCGATGAGCTGGATTGCGAAGCAGATTCAGGAATACGGAGCAGATGTCGCCATCGAACTCCACTTCAATTCTGCTGGCCCCAACGCAAAGGGGTATGAGTTCCTGCACTGGCACAGCTCTGGACGTTCCGCCAGACTAGCGTCCTGTTTCCATTTCGCTTTCAAGAAGGCATTCCCGTCCGCTAATTCCAGAGGTCTGAAGCCGATCACTAAAGAGGACAGAGGTTCAGCGTTCCTGCAAAGGACTCCGTGTCCGGCTTCAATCCTTGAGCCCTACTTCGGCAGCAATGTCGAAGAAACCGTTTTCTATTCCGCCCGTCGCGAAGAACTTGCCAGAGTCTACGCAGATGCAATCATTAGCTGGCTATCCGCAGAGAAACCGTGAACCCCTACAACAAAAAAGAAGACGAACGGGGCTCTAAGTTGCTGTCTATGGCGGGGGACTATGCTAGACAAAACGTACAAGATTTAACATCTCAGAATACCCCATTCGTAGACGCTGCTTCGGCAAAATACTTACGTCTTTTGGCGAGTCTTGCCCGCGCCGATGAAGTAATAGGTCGTGCAGTTGAACGCGGCGCGTTATCTAATGTACCTAAATTAGCTAAATCGTTAGCTCCCGCAGCACAGTCGGCTATTGAGCTGACGAAAGCTGCATATTTACTTCGAGATGAAAATGTGCGAGAAGGCCATGCAGAAGCTGGCAAAGAGTTAATGGGAAAACCATTAGCCTATCAGATAGGTAAAACCCTAATTAGTCCAGCAGACTCGATGTCTAAATACGGCGCGAGAAAAGAAGAGTTGGATAAAAAAATTTTTGAGAGAGAACAGAATTTGCCGTGGGCAAAAGAATGGTCCGAAAAACAAAATAGAGATATACCAATGACACCAGACAAATCCAAATCTAAGAAACAAGTCGCTTACTTGCTCTCCAAAGCCAGTCCACTCTCTAAGAAGAAACAGGGCAAACTTAAAGACGAGCTACACAGCGGAGCCGTTAAGGTCAAGAAAGAGAAGATGTGAGTAGTAGGTCAAGCTAGACTTGACTTACTCAACGCATTTCAAACTTATGAAAAGCAAATGGCCAAAGACCATCATGGTAGCGGGTAGGCGGGTACGCCTACTCTTCTGCGATCTTGATGATACTTACGGCCAGTATAAGCACGACCAAAAAACTATCGAGATCAGTCGTGCGATACCAGACTCTGCCAAATTGATTACGATCCGCCACGAACTAATGGAGGCATCATTGCTTCTATCTGGAGTGGGATTCGCTGACCGATATGAGCAAGAGCCAGTGGTTCGATGCATGGAGGAGATCTTCTTTCCAGCATGGGACACCTTTTTGAAACGTATTACTAAAGCAAATGCTTGAACAATTCAAACCCGTCGCTGACGGGAGATTTATAGAGTTCCGTCCTTCCGGCGAGGATTTTAAGTTGGCCGCTGAACGGTCTGAGCGGATGGGCGTTCTAGCAAACTCCTATACAAGAGGGGCGGGCCGGATGAGTGGGATGCTTGGAGAGATTGCGGTAGAGAAATATCTTGGTGGGATAATCGACCACTGTGGAGAATTCTCCAAGAGCTATGACCTAAAGACAAATTCCGGAATCACGATCGAGGTCAAAACAAAGAGGGCTCGCGCCATCCCGAAGCTAGAATATTCGGCTTCAGTCGAATTGAAGAAAACACACATGTTCGAGAACGATTTATTTGTGTTCCTCCGTGCACATGATTCGATGGTGAAATTGTGGATGCTTGGATGGATCAAGACCGATTCTTTCAAGCGGAGGGCAGACTTTAAAAAAGCAGGTGAACCCGATGGAGATAGCGGGTTCACCTTTCGTGTGGATGGCTATCACATCCCGATCAGCAAGCTCAAGAAGATGGAGGATCTCCAAAGCTATCTTGGCTCCTGCTGATATCGTACTTCGGATCTAGATTGACCTCCCACATCTTCCCGCCTCCTTGCCCGAACGATCGGACTGGACGGACATGCGTGTTACTTCTGAAGGCTTCCTCCATCGTAGCCATGCCACGGCGAACAAATTCAAGGTTGCCGGACATGCCTACGGCGCGACCGTTGTTGAGGTCGTGGAGAGCAACTTGGAATTCGGTGAGCGTTCCGGTCCAATGGGTGAGGTCTTTGTTGTAGTCGCGAAGACGCTTCACAAAGAACTCGACCAGTTCAGCCACAGAGCTACGGCTTGAGTTGTCGTAGGCAGCAGATGCAATGGTTTCGTCGATATAACTCTTCACACCGAAACGGCTGGCGTCATCGATCTCTGCCGGAACGTCCCAATCCAAAAGCCACTTGGCAAAGTATGGAAGTTCCGAAGCAATGATTTGTTCCAGTTGAGCATTTGGGGGGAAGCTGCTTGTTGCTTTGTTGCTAATCCGCAGCGCCATCAATTTATCCCTGTTGCTGGAATCCAGAGACGGGATAACTGAAAGGCTGTTCGCGTCCATGTTCAATGAGAAGATTACCCGTCCGGTCCAAGGAACCGAAATGGCGTCAACATATTTAGCATGGTACTCGATACGCGGATTGGCGACTGCACGTTTAATGAGTTCGGTAGCTTTCCGCTGGTCTTGGAAAGAAGCCGCTGACGTCGTGTCGTCGATCACCCACGCAGCTACGCGAGCCAAGTCTTTGTTGAATCTGGTCTGGCCAGACAGGTAGTCCGAAGCGTCTGCATATCCGCCGACGAGTTGTGAGATAACTCTATTTGACAGGAGCGACTTACCCTTATTCGTCGGACCGACAAGCAGCATAGCCTGCCCTTGGACGAATTGGCGATTGAGCACCGCTGAATAGAACCGCTTCAGCCACGCATACAAATATTCAACGGTTGGTCTGCTTCCAGAATTATGGAACAGTTGGCCGAGCCATTGATTGATGAACGGCCAGTTTGCTACATCTCCGTTGTCGGCAGGCTCGATCGGGTTGATGTTGGCATTGTTGAGGATCCGGTGACTGTTGTATGTCACAACACGATCGTTCGAGAAAACCACTGGAGCGATCTCGTCGATACGATTCTGGTTGTTAATTACCAAAATTGCTGCTTCCAGCTCTGACAACGGCTGGCCCTTCTTCGGCTTTGGATTGAATCCAAACTGGCGAAGTTCGAGAATAAGCTGGTCCTTGGGGATATCCACAGCGGTGCTATGGAGAAGTTTGTAGTGACACTTTCCGTTGAACCAATATTGATCGAGGAGATTGCCGAGTTTCTTTTGCTCATAGTCTTGAACAAACTTCGCGCCCAAAATCTCTCGCCATGAGACGAAGCCTTTTCCGGCACGGTCGCTGTAGCAGACTACGCCATCTTCGACAATCTGACACCCCTCACGATCGATGCCGTCATCGATCCAGAATAGTGGGCCGCGAGATCCGATATCGAATTCCCCAACCCAACGATTCGGGAAACGCTTTTGGATTTCGGATTCCAACACATCCATCGGGATGGACGTCTCGCTAGTCTGTGGTGGCTTCTCTTTTGCCGCTTTCATCAAAGCTGTTTGGTAGACAGCTGACGGGACTTTACCGCCGATCTTGACCCAATCTTCTCCGAGTTCAAAGTACTGATTCGGTTTGAGTGACGTGGTATCAAATC